ACGAGCATAAGATTCTGTTTTACAACTGAGTCTTTGTCCCGTTCAGTTAGTGTCTTTTCAACAAGGCTCTTCAGGTCTTCCTCGCTGATATTACGAGTGGTGTTCTCTCCATCAGCGTTACTGTTATTATTATTGGGCACTCCATTATTCACTGCAGTAGAATCAGTGGCCTTTTTCTGGAGTTGGTCAAGAACTTCTTCCTGATACTCTTTCTTCTTTAAGTCCTCACGCATATGTGACAACTGAGTTTCAAGAGTTTGGATGTAGCTATCAGCTTCTAATTTGCCTTTAGCTAGAACCTCAGGGTTGGACCAGTTCTCGCCCTTTGCCTCTACGAGTTTTGACAAAAAGGAATCCTGTGGTGGGGTTGCTTCTTGTGCCTGCTCTGGCTGAGTGGTCTGTTCGGTTGCAGTTCCCTCAGTAAATACCATATTATTATTCCTTGTCTAAGTTGATAAGATCAAGCACCGTGGTTAGTGCTCTGTTATACCCAATCCTATCAGCTTGTTTGTAAGCCCATGAGGGGCTGTCGTAATCCGCTGTAGGTGGGGCGTCCTTGAGTAGTGGTTCAAGAATTTCTTGTAGGCGTCCAAGGTTCTCACGAGATGACATGATACTCTGTCGGACGGCAAATTTATCTTCTTTAGTTTTACATTTACTAAACCAAGCTGACTTCATTATAGACCCTGCTCAACTGCTATCTGTTGCTCTTCTTCAAACTGGACCTGAGCTTCCATTGCAATCTTCTGTGTTTCCATTTGCTCTATAACACTAATGTTTTCTGAGAACAATGCTGGTTCACCTAGCTCATCAGCTAAGATACGTGCAAACTCTTTACCTGACATGTGTGCAGCTATGGTTGGGTCTGATAATTTAAGTTGGTATAGTTGGGTAATTGACTGAACACGTTGGGCACGTTCTGCGAAGTGACGGGCACCCATAGGAATTATCTTGCCGTTAGCTTTGAGGTCTTCTTTTGTAATCTGTTCAAAGAAGAACAGACCAGTATCGTCATTCAGTACTCTGATTGTATCTGCAAAGTCCATGTTTCTTCGGGCTGCTTCTAACATTGAATTTAGAATTGGCTCAAGGAACACACGCTCAAAGTGAGCAGTCTTATGTTGAAAGATCCTACCTGCAGCTGTCATCAACTGCTGAACCTCAAAGGCTGTCTTCTCACCAGCGGATCTAATACCCATTGCTTCACGAGGAGCACCAGCTAACATCTCCATCTTATTCTCTAAGTTCTGTATCTGGAAGTCAGCGTTAAGTGCTGTTGAGTCTGGGGCTAAGTAGCCTACGTCACCCTCTTCACCTAAGTAAATACGTGAGCCTGGCTCGAAATCAAAGTCCTCTACGTCACCTCTGATCTTAAGCATAGGGTAGGCAATCTGATCGAACACATCTGACTTAAGGTTTTCTAGATGATCAATGCGGTACTGCATACCTACTAAGTTATCAAGTGGTCCCATAGAGTATAGGTTGTCAGGACGATCACGCCAGCCTGCGTGGAACACTGGAGACTTACCTAACCAGCTAGGGTTCTGTTCGTTTGTTAATACGTAGGAACGATCAACAACTGTAATGATACGGTTCTTATGAAACGTGTCTGTGTCTGAGTCGTACATGTCACCGTAAAATGTAAGTAACTCTACGTAGTCTGATTCGTAGTATTCCTGTAGAGAAGAGAAACCATCCGCAATAAATGCCTGAGACTTGGACACATCTATGTCTGTACCACTAGCAGCCGATCTATTGAAAAGCATCTTCTCAAATATTTCAAGCATATAAGCATTGTCAACTGTTTCATCAATCTTTCGTTTAACCTCACCCTTTGTCATAATAGAACGAATGATCTTAGGTGAGTTACCAAAGTCAGGAGACAAAGGATTAAAACAAATATCAAAGGGAGAAATGCGTACTAGCTTAGGGCCAAGGTAGTTAACAGTTCTTTCACCATCTTCATAAACTGTGTAATCTCTAACAAAGTCTACGGTTGCAAAACAGTTACCATACTGGATGTAGTCGTTTATTAATTTACTTGTTGTGTTTTCAAAGTCAGACTGACGGATTTTGTTTCCTAAGTATGCTTGAATAACATCTCTTTTAGCTTTGGTATTTGAATCATCATCACTAGCTTCAAAACGAAACCAACGCTTTTGAGGAAACAAAGCTGAGAAGTAGTTAGCATGTAGGTTGTCTGCAATCTGTGTAAGCTTAGGCGTCGTTGTACTGTTAGTCCAAGGTAGCTTAGAGTTAGCCGTTGTACGGGTGTCAGTAGCATAGATGTAGTTTCTAAGTTCTTTCCACTCTTCTATCTTTGTCTGACGAGCATTGTTCCATTCGGTCCAACGGTCTGAAATCTCAGAGGCTACACCGTGAGGATTAATAGTATTTGTAAAATCAACTGTTGTGCCAGCCATTAGAATGAAACTCCACCAAATCTTGAATTAAACTGCACGACATTAGTTGTTGTTCGCCTTACAGTACGAGAGGGCTTAACAGCCATGTCTACCACAGAGGCAAGTGCGTCAATAACATCATCATGTGGAGGGTTACGGGATGACAACTCTTCCTCTAGGATTTGAGTGTTACCGCCCCTGTAGTGCCACATACTGAGGTTGTCGTACCTAGGTTCTAGTGCAGAAGCTATACGCTCTTGCTTATTACCTTGGTTTTTGTTAGGTCTAAACTCTTCAATGCTAATCGAAAGACCATGTTGTTTAACTAACTCTTTAAGCTGCTTAACGATTGCAACCTGGGCTACTGTTGTCTCAGCCCTCATCTTACGGAAAGACCACTTACTTGACAGATGAAAGATATGCTCAAAGTAATCTGAGATACGATCTGTCTTAAACCTGTCAATATCTAAAACAAAAACATTATTGTCTGAGTCTATTCCTACTACAACGATGGCTGTGTAGTCAGCTTTCTTTGACAAACTAAATGCGAAGTCAACCGCTGCATAAACATTAAGCTTGTTGTCTTTATAAAACCAGAAGCCAGAGTCTTGACGAAGGTGCTTTCTGTCGTAGTACTGAAACTTATCTTTACCTACTGGTACATTGTCAGGGTCACTTGGATCGTTGTAGTACTGTGCCCTAAACTGTCCTTTGTCTAGGTACTGTCCTCGCTTCTTAGCCAGGATTTTAATGTCGAAACCAAACCACTTACCATCTCTTCGTTGAGTACGAGGCCAGAGCATTTGTCCTGTGCCATCTCCACGATCCTCTACTGGACGTTCAAAGATTTCATAGATGTTATCTTCAGTTATCTTATTACCATCGTCATCGTATATGTCTTCTGTCATCTGCAGTAGATCATTGTACAAATCAGCTGGGTGGTAACGAGTTCCTACAACCCATTCCTGTGCGTTGGCTCCCTCAATGGATGACAAAAGAGAGTATTGACTTTTAACTTTGTTTCTTCCCTCACCTGTATAAGCATTCTCGTAAACAACAATGTCATCTAAAACCGCAATGTCACAGTGCATCCCTGTAAGGGAAGTAGTGAGGCCGCCAGTAAACACGGAAGGGTCACGAACATTTTCTTTCTTACGGGATGGGTGATCCAACATAATCTCTGAATTAGTCCACCTAGTTCTTTTACCTTCATCTGAGTTAACATGATCTGGCCAATACCTAGTATATATTTCAGAAGTTAGGATACCTTTAATAAAACCCAATTGTTTTTCAGCTAGGTTAGCTGTTGCTGAAATGTACAAGATACGAAGGGTAGGATCTTTAGTTAGCATCCAAGCAACACGATAAGCTACTAAACGAGACTTGCCGTGGTCACGAGGAAAAAGAAGAAGCTGATGTGACTTATGATTTGGTCTTGTCCACCAATCACAAACATCTTCGTGACACTGACCTAAGAGTTGCTCAGGGGCTATCAACCTAATGAATGTTGCTAAGTCACTTTCAGCAGCCGTTTTGATTTGGTATAGTGTGTCCATTGTACCTCAAGTTGATATGGTTGTCAACTGTAAAAGTTAATCTATTCTGCAATAAAATTAGTAGCTGCACTGATAGCTGCGTCTATTGCAGTCATATCTTCACTGCCCCAATCGTCTAATGCTCTCATGTGTACTAGGAAGCCCTTACTACGACCCACACGTTCTTTCTTTTGATCCAATGTCATGTCGTTATAAAACTCATTGTTATCATCACTCACATTAGTAATTACTGACACACTGCCCAGCATTGCTTCGTAACATATTACTTTTTCTTCTGCATCTCTTTCCATTGTCTTTATCCTTCCAATGTCTCTACACGAGCCGTTAAGGCTTCAATTAATGCGTTCTGTTCTTGGATTGCTTTGACTAGGATTGGTACAAACTTGCTGTACTGCATACCGTATTGCTTACCATCAGCAGTAAGTGATGTTACTAGGTTTGTTTTGTTACTCCTGTTATAACCAGCGGCTTGCTCTAATGCCTCAACTTCTTGTGCTTTAAAGCCAATGTCTAACCAATCTTCTTTGTGTGTACCGTCTGGTGTTTGGTCTAGAAGATCATAGTCATCAGCATACTTATCTCCATATTTAGCACGTTTGTCCCACTTGTATGTGACAGGGGCTAATGCTTTAATAAAGTCTAAGCCAATATCCAAAGCGGTAAAGTCTGTCTTATCACGTTGGTCTGATGCTACAGTCCAATCTACTTGAATGTTGGCTACTGATATTGCGGAATTGCCGAACAATATTTCATCGTGACCACCCGTGTGATTACCGCCGGGACTACCCGTAACCCCCGCATCATGCCCTAAAAATGTACAATTAAAAGCTGAAGTCGCATTTAATCCAGCCATCGGGCCTAGTGCTGAATTATTACCGCCAGTACAAGCCTGTAATGCTCGTACCCCTATGGCTACATTATCATCAGAAGCGTCTGCACCTAATGACTCGAAGCCCATAGCCACGTTGTTAGCTCCGTCCACGGTTTTGTCACCCGCAAAGCATCCATAAAAAGTGTTATTTAAACCAGCCGTTAAGGTGTACCCAGCATCAAATCCGATTGCTACGTTGTA